TCTCCTTTAATATCCAAATTTTTAAATAGGTTTAGAAAAACCCATACTAATACCTAAATCTCCCTGAGCGTTTTTATTTAATCCAAATCTAATATTTGAACCTTTATCTGTTTGCTTACGATAGTCTAAACTTGTATTATATTTATTCTTTCTTAAAGCAACTGAAGATTGATTAGGTAATTGTTTTTCTAAACTATAGTTTTGACTTTTACCTGATTGCGTATCATAGCCTCTACTTACAGAAGCTCTATAGCCTTTTCCAGCTACAGAAGCTGTTCCTTGAGAAGTTCTTTGACTTTTATTGCCTGATACATTTCCTTCTAATTCAAATACACCTGCGGTAAAAGAAGTGCCTAACCCACCATTGTTATACTTAGTTCTTTTTTTCATTTTAATATCCAAATTCTGAATCAACTGGTGTATAAGCCTGTTCCATTCTCATGTGTCTAAATTGATTAAATATATCATTAACCTTTGGTCTTGACATAATCAAATAACGCAAGGCATCATAAGCATGGTCAGGTGCGTGGGTATCCACATCTTCAGGATTAGATTTATCTAATGGTATACTTTGTAGCTCACGTATCAAGTTAGGACAGGTATTAAATATTTGTATTTTTGGCCTACCACTTGGTTGAACTCGCAAGTATTCATGTAGTTGAATCTTACCCTGAATCCTATTTTTATCTGCTCTACGCAGCTTGTGGCCTCCACGCTGAAGTGTTTCTCCAACTGTAGGGCCTGTTGTACCTGTTCTATTCCACGCTGCTGTATCTAATACGCCTTGGATAGAAAAAGGATCTTCTAGCTCCATATTAGTAATCATTTGAGCTAGATCAACACCTGTAAGTCCTTTACGGTATAGCTCTCTATAAATTATTAATGTGCCATCGCTGGGATCAACACAACCCCAAACACAAGCACTTTCAGAAGCATAACCATAGTCAATACCTTTTATTCTTTCCCAACCTATTGGTATTTCAAAAGGTGTTATAACGTGTGTCATTACATCAAATTCTGTAAAGGCAGCACCCTCTGTAATATCCCAGTTACCTTCTAGAAGTTGCTTACGCTGTACATCTGGTAAAGCATTTAGCATCTGTTCGTATCTACCATCTTTAGCAAGATACGGGTTGTCTTCTAGTCTGGCTGGTATAAAACGTCGTGTCAACCCATCATGGCCTGTAAAGCTCTCATTAGGCTCTGATGGGGTCACATAACGCTTCTTTACCCATGTTGCACCAGCACCACCGGGGTTAGCTGTACAACGCATATAAGGCGTAATATCAGGATCTGTAGTACGCAGTCTAGATGATAGGTAGTTCCAAGAAAACTCTGTTGATAAGTGTGTTATCTCATCAAACCCTATCCAAGAGTATGCTTGACCCTGATACCTGTATACATCTGCATCTCTCTCTAAGAAGCCAAACTCTAGTTTAGCACCACTGGGGAATGTCCAGATCTTTTCTACTTCTCTGAACTTGCATCCCGGAAAAGCCTTGGGGTATAATTCCCTAGACTTATCTATAAGTTCCCTCAGTTCAGGCATTGAGCGTCTTAGTACTAACGCCCTGTGAGCAGCCCTGTGAGCAAATCTGAGGGGATCTACGAGCATAGCATAGGACTTACCGCCCCCTGCTGCACCACCATACAATACGTCTGTTTCTGGGGCTGCTAAGAAGTCTGTCTGCGGCCCATCATTAGGTCTGAAAATAACATTTTCTAGTGCCTCTTCCCTTACTTTTTTTGGAAGATGGTGGATCGTATCTTCAGTCAATACCTTCCCTTCTTTGGAAGTTTCTTGATTGTCTATTTTAGCTAATGTGGATCGTGAAGCTTTTAATGTATTTTTTTGACTTTTTAATTTAGCTTCAGCTTTAGCAATAAGTTTTTCTTTAGTTCTTATAGTTTTATTAGCTTTCATACGAGCCTGTGTAGCTCTACTATAGTTGTAACCTCTAGACTTACTTCCTTTCTTACGCCCTCCACGTTTCTTTGGAGTACCGTCTACTTTTAAAACAAAGCTACCGTCTTCATTTTTTAAGTAGTCATCTGGATTAATTTCCCAATCTTTCATTTATAATTTTTTTTAAACCTTGATGACTTAGGCTTCTACCTGTTTTATGTTCTAACCAAGCTGATCCTTCACGCAAACTTAACACCTGATCTTTTACCATACCAGATATTTCATTTAATGCTTCAAGTTGTTCTGGAACTTCCTCAAGTATTTTAGGATTAGTTTCAGATATAACATATCCAAAAGGAACAACACTACTGCGTTTCGGGATGCTCAATTACAACCTCTTCTTTAGCAGGTAGTATAAAAACTCCACCTTGTACTGTATGACTAACATCTAAACGATCAGTCTTGCCTAGTCCAATACGATCTAATATTGTTTGTGCAGCTTGGAGTCGTATATTGGCTTGAGGAACTGGTTGATCAGAATTCATTACTTCGGTAATTTTAATAGCAGCTTGTGGCGCAGATTGAGCTAAGATATTTGACGCTAGGTCTATTATTTCATTTTTGAGTGACTTGGTAACCTGCCAATGATTCCCAGAGTAACCTGCAAGCTCTGCTGCTTTCTTTGGATCACCTCCTACTTCTACAAGATGGCCTAGAAAACTTTGTTGTTTTTCTGTAAGTTGTTTTTTAGTTTCCATGTTTAGTAGTATAGGCTTATATTTAACATTTGTCAACTACTTTTTTACTTGACAAATTCTAAATCTGAGGCTATACTAATTATGTAACCCACCGGGGTTGCATATAAATATATAGAAGTACTTTAAAGCCCTGCATAAACCCTCCTAAGACCCCGCCTTAGATCTAGTTGACACTTCAAAGTTTTGTAAAATGTTTAACATTTAGTATATATATAGGTGTACCCCCATGGCCACCTGCGCCCCCGTGTTAATACTCCAGAATACTTCAGAGTTTACTAAGTGTACACTCCAGAGTTCTCTAAAGTATTCCTGAAGAGCAACTCCAGAGTAGTTTACAGTCTAAAGAGGACTCTAAAGTAACACTAAAGTAATCTTTTACTCCAGAATACTTCAAAGGATTTCAAAGTGTTACTGAGTTTTCACGAGGCAAGCCCAGCGATCCCCGGAGACCATCGAAACCCGCCGAAATCAACACTCGAAAATCCCCGAAAAACGCCAAAATCCAGCCCAGATTTTCAGGCCCTCTGAATCTTCGCCTGTTTTCGCGCACAGTCTTCGACCACGCAGGAAAAATCACGCGCCAGATTTTCGTTGACAAAATCCGATGGCTCTGGCAGCGTTGAAAGGGCTGGCAGCGAGGCCAGTTAACAGTAATAAACTAGATCAGGAGATCAGTATGAGTGACTATTCAAACATCGATGCAAATCGTCCAGCGACTTTCAAGCAGTTTGAATTTGCAGTATATAAACTTGCGGAAGGGATGGGCAGTAAGATGCGTCCAGCAGTTAAACCTAAAGTCAATGGTAAGACTAACCCAAAGTTTAAGATTCTCAAGGCGAGAATTCAGGGAGCGACGGCGAAGTTTTACGGCGACAAGAATCTTCGGATGACTCACGGCGACGCTCAGAAGTTTATCTCTTCAGGAGTTATTCCTAACGAGATTAAGTCAATGGTTGACTCATCTGATCTCAAGAAGAAGTCTTAATTAAACTACGGGGTCACTTCGGTGGCCCTTTTCAATCTCAGTCAGGAGTTATCATGGAAGAATATAACTTAGATATTTGGATTCCAGTAGTAGCAGTTTTAGCTGCTCCACTGACCCCGTTTATCATTGCAGTGTTTTCTTAATGAAGTTAGTTATATTATTAACTTCTACAGTAATACTAACTTGGGTGATTCTTATGTCACCCATCTTAGTTAAATTAATCCTTAGTTATTAGGAGTAACTATGTCAATTTTCAATAAATTTTCAAATCTAACTCATCAAGAACGTGAGCTAGTAGTCTTTGATAATCACTTTCGTGAGATTTTGTGTGAGTTAATATTACTTGAGCAGCGTCCCGAAAGATTGGAGGCAGTTAAAGATTTACTTAATGATAAAACTTTTCAGGGTAGTGCGTCTCAGACCAGTGAGTATGACTTAGCTCAGGCAATGTTACTTGTGATCAACCGTATCAAAGTTAAATCTGACGACTGAGGTTTTTATGTAAATTTAATTGATTCGATAATTTAATTAATACTATTAAAAAATAATCATTCGTATGATTAGTGTGTAGTAATCACTGGCTAGTCTTTACTGAGAAGAAAAAAGAAACTTGAGTGATTCCACAGATAGTTAAGACTAAGGGCGCTTCGGTGCCCTTTCGTCGTTAAGAATACTTCAGAGCGATTCTGAGGCGTTCTTAGGGATACTGGTAGGTAACGTCCAGTTAGTAACTAAAATCGCTTAGGAGTAAATTCTGAGCCTCTCAGGAGTATATATTTATGACTTGTTCAGAGTGTAAGACTAGCAAGCCATCGGGCATGTTAGTAAAAGTAAAAGATCAACTCGTGTGTGTTCTCTGTGCGCTCAAGCACAGGAGTTATTTTCTGGGTTGACAACGTAATGTGGATCGTGTTTTTCTAATGTGGATCGTAAATCAGGAGTAAACATTTGAGTAACTTAATAACAGCAGAGTCTTTAGAGCTTTTAAGATCTAATAAGACATATTATATGTCTACTAAACAACCTCTTATGGGATTTAATAGTTCTATAAAGATCTTAAAAGGTCTTAAAAAGTATGATTATACCACAGGAATCTTGTATTTGCAACCCTCAAATGCAGTTTCTGTTAAAACTTTTTGCCCGTTTGCTGATCCAGCAGGCTGCAAGGATGATTGTTTAGGTAAAACTTCTGGTCGTTTATCCATGTCACAGTCTCAACGTGCTATGACTAGGCGATCAATACAGTATGTATTTGACCCCGATGGGTTCAAGGAAAGATTACGATACGAAATAATTAAAAACGAAAAGGATAACTATTGTATCCGGCTCAACGGCACCAGTGATCTTGATTGGTCTGACCTGATTGCTAGTTTACCTAACGTGCAGTTCTATGATTACACTAAAGTTTTCAAGAGGTTAGAGCGCAATACTCTACCCAATTATCACTTAACATTCTCAGCGTCTTTCAAGAGTAACAAGACAATCCAACAAACTAAGGAGGCAGTAAAAAGAAAATATAATGTAGCAATCCCATTGAATACTAAGGAATGCAAGGGTGAGTTCAAGCGTCCCACGGAGCTTGTCATCAATAGTAAGAAGGAATCGATACAGAACTTTGATACTACGGATCTGCGATTTCTTGACAAGCCTTCCAGTATAGGCACTTTAACTCGCAAGGGTTCCAATATAAAACAAAGACTAGCTGAGATGGATCAACCAAGTTTCTTTGGTAATCCTTCCACGCTTGCGTCACTGGCTTGACATGGTTTCGGGGCTGCGCTAAAGTGGCCCCGTCATCACGACAAAGTAATTTAATTATCAGGAGTTCATATGAACACAGTAGTTTCATTTTTCAATAAAACGTCTTCAGATGTAAACAATTTGCGAGACAATGGATACGGCGAGGCAAACTTTCAAGTTTCATCTGCGCCAGTTTTATACAGTATAAAGGGCAGGCTCGAAGAAGTAGAGGGTAAAAAAGTATATTACCGAGAAGATACAGGTGAGTCATTGGCGATCCACGGTGAGCGGTACAAACCAGTATCACATATCCAAATGATTGACACCGCTCGAAATGTATTGGAGAGAAGTGACTTAAACCTTCTTGGTATTAAAGAAACCATTAGGGTTGGCGATGGCGGTTCAGTTTGTTTTATTCGGCACCAGTTACCCAACCATGAAATAACAACCCCCGATGGTGACACTGCTATTCTTGAGATGTTACATATTAATTCATTTAATTCAGTGTGGCCCTATCAGGCGACGGTTGGTGCATTACAAAATGCTTGCACTAATCATCAAGTTTTTCTTGGTTCGACTGCTGGAATCTACAAAGCTAGACATACTAACAAGTTAAACGTAGACCACGGCGCAAGTCAGATGAATAAGATTATGGGTATATTAGACACTCAGAATGAACTATGGGCCAAGTGGGCTAATTACACAGTTAGCCGTCAAGAAGCATTCCAATATATTGCAGAGGCGACAGGCTCTAAGTTTGCACTTGGTAAACTAAAAGAGGGCGAGACTACAGGATCAATTATGAGTATGCCCAAAGCATACAGTAATGCATCTCTTATGTATGCTTGGACTCAGTACAATGAGCGTTACATGCCAGCCATGGGTAACAATTATTGGGCCGTATACAATGCTCTAACTGATTGGTCGAGCCACCATGTCGGTAGCCGCAAAAATAAAATTGATATACCTGTAGCACAGGTTAAGAGATCCGATAAAGTTCAACAAGTTATTGCTAAGTTTCCATTAGCTGCATAGCTCTCCTGACACCCTGAGCATGGTGTAAAACTGCTCACCCTAAAAAACAAGGAATAAATTATGGCTACTTATTATAAAATTCAATCTGCTCCCGCTCCTATCTCAAGGTGATTGGTTTATTGTTCCGAAAGAACACTCAACAAGAGCTAGGGCTTCAGCGCATCTTCATTTAGGTAAAGGTATGTATAAATCGTACAGCGTGACCGATGGTGTATGTATTCAAGTAATCAAAGACATTAAATAATAATATTTATTTATCAAAACTCTCCGCCACCTGAGTAAGTGGATAAACTGCTCACTTAATATAACCCCGGGTAATGGAAGAATGGTTGAAAGAAAATAGTTTTAAAAGAGGGACTTATGAAAACTAGGATCCATGTTAATCAACATAACATCAAGGCTAATGCTAAGGGTGCTGAGTTGCCAGTGATTACTGTTAAGGACTACAAACAAAATAGGAAGGCTAATCATGCCGCCGTTGTAGACTCTGAAGGTAAGCCATTAGTTAGTGTTTACTATTGCCCTGATAACCCACTGCCATGCGGTGCTAAGGTTTGGATCGAAACTGAGTTGGAGGTTGTGACCGTTGGATAATATACGTTTATTTGTGGATCATTTTATAGTTTATTCTGAAAGCCGCAAGGCCCTCATTTTAAATTCTGGCACTGCTTTAGCATTTGAAAATAGCTTACGTGATCTTGTTAATACTCAAATGAAAGAAATACTAACTGATCGCATGAAGCATTATGAAAATGTACTTCGTCTTGCTGAACCTCACAAACATGTCAGCCCACAGTATCAACGCACTAAAGATGCTTACAATACTTTAAAAGATTTGCATAACGATATTGCTTTCTGGGGAGAAAAGTATCTTGAAAGGAAAGAAGTATGACTATTGAATTCTATAAATGTTTAAAGGGTTGCAATGATACTCTTGATAAAATGTACCCTAAAAGGAACTGGCCCTCTGGTGCTATGAAAACCCCTAGACCTCACATAGTTGAAATAATTAAAATGCGTCGACGGGGCTTTACTAATGCTGAGATAGCTGCTACCATACGAAAACCTCGAAAGGTGGTTAGTTCTACTATAAGAAAAGCAGGGTGTCAGTGATGCAAAACTTAATTGACATGTGTAATCACATACTTTATTATTCCACAATCTATTGTGGTCTTGAGGATGTCAGTAATGAGATGCAAGAGGATGCTCTGCGTTTAATGTTAAAGCATGGCGAGGAGTTCCCTGAATCTTTTAGTAGGCTTTATTTAAAAACTCAATTGGAGACAAAATATGAGTGCTACCGATACTAGAGCAGAGTTTTGTGGCATGGTTGATGATTGGTGGTGCCAGTTGTTTGCCATGCGACTAGGATCTCCCTTACCTTCTGAAAAAATTAAGTTTAGATTCATAACATTTGTGGAGGAGCGCTGCGCTGAAGTGGGTAGCTGGAGGATCACTGACGATGACCTATGTACATTATTCCCTGAGTTTATTGATAGGCTAGGCGAATGGTAGAAGATATTTTAAAACTAAAACAAACTTTGCTAAATCCAAAACGCAGCGACAACTTTGACACATGGTATTACCTTGACGGCTGGCGTATGTGTAATATAAAGATTGGTAATAAAAGAGGAACCATTACTCCTAAGTTTGCTAGGGGTAAAATTACGATAGGGATGCGGCAACTCAAAGAAGATTTGAATAGTCTCTATTGGTACGCTGCTAAATGTCACGCTAGTGATAAAGCTAAACAGGAGGGACTAAGCAAAAGAAGAAAGAAATGGGAAGAGGAATACTGTTAAAGATAGTATGGATCGCGCACACGCTATCAAAGGATCGCGTGTATAAAACTCTTGACATTTAATGTGGATCGTGTATCGTAACGTGGATCGTAACGTGGATCGTAACGTGGATCGTAACGTGGATCGTAACGTGGATCGTAACGT